CATGCGGTCCGTGAGCTCCGTCATTGACTCGCCGGTTGTTTCCGAGATGACTTTCAGCGGGTTAAATCCGCTCTCTACCATCTGCTGATAAGTCTCGCCTGTGAGCTTGCCCATTGAATTTGCTTTGCCGAATGCGTTTGTCAGGGATCCGAGCTTTTCAGCATTGCCGAGAGATACGTCTCCGAGCATGGTAAGAATTCCGGTAGAATCATCAGCCGTTACACCAAATGCCAGGAGCGTAGTAGTTGCCGTTGCCAGATCCGACATCTCAAAGGGAGTAGATGCTCCCAGCTTCTTGAGTTCATTGACCTTTGCAACAGCTGCCTCTTCGCTTCCCAGCATCGTTGTAAAATTAGCAGTGTAGTTTTCCATCTGTGCGTTGTACTTAACGCCAGAGACCACAGCAGCGCCCATTCCGGTAGCCACAGCGGCAAGGGCACCCACTGTGATAGATGCCATGCCTGCCGCGGCTTTCCCGATTGCACCAAATCCTTTTGAGGCAGCGGATCCAAGCCCGGACAAACCAGACTTAAAACCGGACTGGTCCAGTTCGGTACCGATCTTAATTGTGCCGTCGTTTGCCATGCTTCCACCACCCTTTTATATGTGTGAAAATCATCGGCACTAAGGCACTACTTGATTTTGATTTCGAATTCTTGTTTGCAGTTTCTGCCCTTGCATCGGATAAAAAGCCCCTTGCACTGGCCTGTATCGTCGTATTCGATTGGCATTTCATAGCCACAGTGTGGGCATTTAACCTTTGTTCTCACTGTCGACCTCTCTCATTCTCCGATTGACATGCTTAAGCATATCCGCGTCTCTCTTTGCGAGTGCCATTTTACTGTCAGCGTTCATTTCGGTTTCGAGAGCATACAGCTTTTTCATATCCGAATAGAACTTCTTTTGTCCTTTGTCCATTCCTTTTGTGTCAGTAACCCGGTAACTCATGATCTTCGATATTTTCAAATCATCGTCAAGGGACTCAAACAGTGCCTTGAACTTCCACCAATGCAGATCATTACTTGAGATATCCTGTAAGTCGATACGGTATTGTGTCCGGAAGGCAGCGTAAAGATAAGATGCATCCTGTTCAAAGCAGTAACACCGTTTCGGGCTTGAAAAACCTTCGCCTTTTTTCTCCGACTTGAGATCCTTGCCGCCTCGGTAAAACCACATCATTTTTTCGTATGCCTGCCCGATATCAGTAGGTATGTTGTCGCCGTAGAACAGGAGAAGAGCGTTTATGATACGGTCCCTGTCGCTAAGCGCGGCATCAAAGATACAGATTTCTATGAGAATAAAAGTTCTGAATCCCCAATTGACCGGGAACTCCTTTTCAGCAATTGTTACTGACTCTGGCAGATCGTCAATCAGGATATTCATTTACTTCACCCGTTTTGGATTGTACTTCCCTACGATCTTTCCCCGGGCAGCGTCCATAAGTTCCAAGAACTGGCTTGAAAATCCAATAGCATCGCCGTAGCTTGTGCATCCGGCAACAATATCGACCCCGGTTGATGTAATGAAAAACCTCCGGATAACTTCAATGTGTGCTTTGTACAATTCCTTAACCGATTTCGGAGGAGCTGCAGTGATATTTGCGACCTCGTCGATCATAGCATCCCTTGCCTCTTCGATTCGCCCGATCAGCTCGTAGTCGGTAGGATCACAGTCAAATTCGACATCATTAATTTTCATAATCATAAAAATATTCCCTCCTCAAAAGGAAAGCGGGGCATATTTCAGCCCCGCCGGTTGATTAAGCAGCAGTGGTAAAGTCTGTGCTCGAAGATGCAAGAGCCTGACCATAGATATCAACCACACCCGCAACGGATATGATGTATTTGGTCGTGCCTGCAAGAGCAACGGTCGGCGAGATCGTGAGAATCTTTTTGGTAGCATCCCACGCCTGGGCAGCCGCGATGTTATCACCGGTTACCGTGTTGATCAGAGAGACTGCAGATCTGGCAATGGCATTGTTAAATGTCAGCACCATACTGGATGTCTTTACAACGGCTGTAGCGGCATCAGCCGGAACAACAGAGGAGAGAGCAACAGCAAGGATTGAGCCAGGTACATAGGTGTATGCAGTGGGATTACCACCGCATGATTTCAGCTCGATGTCGATAGCAGAATTCTCTCCTGCATTACCGCCGCCGTCTGAATTAACCACGATCGCGATCTGACCAGTTTCTCCGACGCCTGTCACCATGTTGTAATAGGCGTAGTTTGTTACGCATGCTTTGCCGATGCCGAACTTAACGGCAAACCCGAGCATGTAATCCTGTGCAGCATCGCCGATATAGCGATCTCCGCCGAGTTTGAATGTTCTCTGGTTTCCGGTCTTTGTTGTTGTCGGACCCATGCGGATATAGGTTTTTTCAGAAAGAGACGGATTGAGTTGAGCGTCCACGCCCTCCATGAATAAGCCAACAACGCCATATGCCGCGATTAAGGTCGGCACAGCATTGGACGGATCCATGTCGATAGCGAGAACAAACTCGTCGTTCACAGCCGAGCCGACATAAGTCGGATTCGTTGTAATTCCTGTCATTAAGGTTGATACAAGCATTTGTTATTCCTCCTCGTAATAAGTTACTTTGCACTGCAGCATGTATTTTGCCACGGTGCAAGCTTCGTTGATTTCTGCCACATTCGGCATGTTCTGCAGGGATTCGATTTTCTGCACCCTGCATTTAATCCCGAAATCAGGCAGTGTTTTTGCTCTGTTCTGTGCGTCGATCCAATCACTGAACGATTGTGCCAGGTTCATAGATATCAAATTGAGATCATCCGTGCCCTGCGAGTAGGCCAGAGACAACAGTATTGCGAATCCGTAAGCCTTAACTCCGGAATTGCGTAGATACCTCTTAACCCACTTGTCGGCATAGGTTGTAACAAATCCGACCGTATCGGGCGTATCAACCGAGAAGTTGACCCCCAGAGCGTTGCCGAATATCTCGACTACATGCGGCTCAAGGTAGGCCTTCATGATGTCATGCTTGCTCATTCCTCAGCCCCCTTTCAGCTTGATAAAGTTCTGTGTTGCTCTTGTCAGATCATCCATTCTCGCGGTCTTCATGGCTTCGTCCCAGTGTGATGTCGCAAGTGCTTTTGAATATCGAAGCTTCTTGCCCGTTGGCACTTTATATTCGCCTCGAGAATAAGAAGATCCGGTTATCGATGAAACAAACAGGATCCCGCCGAACTGATACCGTGAATATGGGGACAAGTAGTGAACCACTCCACCGCCGTTCTCAACATACGTCCGGACGTCTTTGATCATGATGTGATTCAGTTCCGGAACGTATGGCTGCATAAGCTTTCGCGCTTCATTGGCCATGAATAATTGAACTTTGTCACCGCCTGTAGTTTCTTCAATGATTTCTTTCTGTGACTTGTTGAATTCAAAACTGATCTTCTGCGCCATGTCAGCCACCAAACCTGTAATGCAACTGTACCGCCCCGGAGTTATCCGAGAATGCCGTTGCCTTGAATACGCCTGGCTTATTCCGGTTCAGCACCTGCGATGCCGTGTTAGGACTTGCAGAGGCTATTACATCTGAAGAATTACCTAAAATAATCACGTCGCCTAGATTGCCGGTAAAGTACTGACCTCTAGATGCAGCAGGAACCTTTACCCATTCCGCGTAAGACTTATACTTCGACGATGCCGGGATCCTCGAAACATACGAGCCTGCCATTTGAGATGACGTTCCGGAATTAACCGAGGTCTGTAGACACTTGAAAAAGCACTCATTGAGTACTGTTTTGTACCACACATCCGTTGTACCGTCGGGATTGTCCGCGCCTTTCAGGCAGTTATACAGGGTGATCGTCTGATTGTAGTTCGGGTTCAGGGACATATGTCTACCCCCGCTTTCAAAAGGTCGGTACCGGACAGATACGATTTCACAATCGACCGAACCGATCCCGACTTATCCAAAAGAGCGGATGCTTCGAAGTTGCCAGACTGACCGTCGTTCCCGAACGCTGTCTGAATCATTCCTGTAGCAGTTGCTTTTTCAAGCTTGTACAGAAATTCGGCTATCTCACAAATGCAGTCCTTGATATCGTCCGTCACCGTAGAAGTAGAGAGCCGGCCGAACGTCTGCCGGCCGAGCTCCTTTTCTGCTTTTTTTGAGAAGAACGGGAATTCGGCGTCACTAACGACCGACGTTGTCCTATAGGTCTTGTAGTAGGTCAAATCAACGATCATAAGTGAACCTCCTTCTTATCCTCTGGTGATTACGCGAGCGATCGGAATCGCTTTGTGTGGGAATACGTTCGTTGCGGACGAATCATCTGCGGCGAGCGTCCAGTTTGCGGCAGTTTCGAGCTGTGTGGCGGTGGGAGAAAGGATGGTAGTTCCCTTCCAGCTAATGCCGAAAGGTGCAAAGATCTTTCTCTGACGATTGTACAGGGTGTCCTGTCCGCCATTGGTAGCAGGGTCTCTGTCTGTCTCGTACGGAACTTTCGCGCCGCAGTCTGTGAACTCGATTGCACCATCGCCCATCAGGAACGACGTGTAATTCGTGTGTGCTGCATCGAGAACGACGAAGTCACCGACGACTGCTGTGTATCCGGCAACTCTCGGAGTTACAGATGCAAGCTTGATCTGAGCGCCCGTGATAGTACCGGCATCAAGGATAACCTCAAGGGCTCCCGTGACTCCGGATGCAACTTTTGCATATGAGGCAACGACGTCCTCGTAGGGCATGGAGTCGTCAACGAGTACCAGGCGCCCGTTCAGCGTTGCAAGAGCCATAGAACGTTCAATTCCCTGAGCATCTGTGTACTTCATGTACTCCAGAAGGTTCAGGTTTTCGAGATTGGTTGCCGGTACAGAATGCAGGACGATAAGCGAGAACTTGGCTTTGTTGTCGCCAAGCGCTTTCTGTGCGGCATTGTTCAGGGTAGTTCCCCCGAACAGTCCGGTTACGTCCCTGTTTGCAGACACGTCATAGGTATGCTGATTTACAAACACAAGGTTCTTTGTTCCGGTCATGCCGAAAATGCCCTTGAGAGTGGAAATCAATGTGTCCTGGTCAATTCCGTCCCAGTATTCGCCAACCTGAGCGGCGATCTCTGCCATGAAATCCTGACCAGTGAGGTCAGAAGAGAAATCTTTTTCTATCCAGCCTTTTGCGCGGCCGATAACGACACGTCCCTGTGCATATGTGACGAGACTTGTTGCCGTGATGTTCGTGGATCCGTCATAGTTCAGGGCGTCTCCGGAGATACGGCCAGTGATCGGGACAGTTGCGAAGTTGCCGCCGAGCTGATCGGGGAAGATCTGCTTTAAATCATTGCGCTGCTTAACAGCCTTTGACTTGAGCAGTTCGGTGAGTCTGAGATTCGGTGTAGCTTCGACCTTGGCGGCAAAAACTTCCGCATTAAATACTTTTCCGTCAAAAATTCCGGGCATATGCTTACCTCAACTTTCTTAAATGAGTGTTTTTACATCCACTTCGGGATGTAAATTCTTGTAGGCCATCGCCTCAGCAATGGTCATCTTCTTGCCCTTTGGTGCCGGGTTACCTGTTGGCAATACCGGATTGCGAAAGGGTTCATCGTTCGGGAATAGATAGGGTTTAGAGGCTTTCTTTGCGACGAAAGCGGCCTCAATGTCAACGTCCTGGTTCTTGCTTGCTTTTAAGCTCGCAATTTCAGCGGCGGTGAGTACGTCGGATGCATCATGTGGCTTGTGCTTCAGAGCCGCGGCATCAATCTTCTTTTGAAAATCAATGTCGGAAAGGATCTGTGCTGACTTGGCTTCGGATGCCGAGAGCTCTGCCTGATACTGTGTCACTTTGCCTTTGATCTCGTCATAGTCCTTGAATCCATCGATGGTCGTGTTGGCTGTAGTTAACTGCGTCTTAACTGACTCATAATCAGTTTTGAGCGTGTCGTACTTAGCCTTTTCAGCCGCGATGTCCTTACCATTTTCAGCAAATACCGCCTTGATCTGATCTTCTGTGAGTCCGAGTTCCTTGAGTTGTTCCGTTTTCATCTTTCTTTCCTCCTGAATTTCACTTAGTTGTTTTGAGCGTTTTACTGTCCGCTGTGAATTTGCCGACAAAGCTCGGCACGCTGATGTTGCTCGATTGCAGGTTTAGCCTGTTTTCGGGCACGAAAAAAGCACCCGGTTAAGAGTGCTTTCTTGGGAAACAATTTCATTAAAATATCTTATTAGAACTATTGACATTATATCTTATTAGGACTAAAATGTAGTTGCGAACAAAAGAGAACAATAACATAGGAGGGCAATAACATGAAGAAAATATTTAACCTTGAAGGACTTGAGTATGAAAACATTCTTCCGGCAACAGAAAGCGACAGAACAGAAATTGAAAAATATCTTACAAGAGAAATTGAACTCTCTTATGACGATCAGTTAAGAGTTTGGTCCGAAGGAGGAATCTACGTCGCCGACCTCGTCAAGTCTCGCGAAATTAATATCGGGGCAAGAATCCGCGAGATGAGAGAATTGTCTAATCTGACTCAAAAGCAACTTGCGGAAATGATCGGAACTACACAAAGCCAAATCGCAAAGTACGAGCGCAACGAACAAGACATGACAGTTCTTCGGCTTTTAGAAATTGCAAAGGCGCTAAATATTCCCGCATCTGATTTTTTGAAAGAAGTCTAAGACAGAAAAGTCCAAATGAACAACAAAAAGCACGTCATAATTGGTGTGCCTTTTGTTGTCAGGCTATTTTTTGACAAGCTTTACGTAAACCTCGTAATATCCCATTTCTTCATAATCCGCCTCGCTGCTTACCCTCGTTACGATCATTTCTGTGTTCGACGGAACGACAACCTCTCCCTCTTCTTTGAAAGCATCAAGAACCTTTACCTCTGTTTTGTTCCTGTAGTTGACTTCGTGTCCCGGTATCTTGTCGGCATAAATGACGTAAGACCTTCCGCTACTTGATTCTGGATCAAAACTGCCTCCTTTTTTAAGCCAGCTCTCCGCCTTGCCTCGGTTGTCATATTTTTTGCCAACTTCAAACAAGGAATCGTCGTTGGATGTAATTGTTCGCAGGATGTCATATTCTCCTGTGATGTGGTTTGCTATTTCGTCTTTTGTCATCTTGCTGTAATCAAGATTTTTGATTATTTTCAGTTCTTCCGGGCTAACCAATGTTTTCGAGACCGCTTTTTCAACAATTGTACTATTCTTTGCAAGATCGGTTGCGCTTGCAAGTGAATTCTTTTTAACTAAGTCGGTATATTTAATTGACTCTCTCGAGAGCTTAGAATACTGGCTCCATTCATCTTTTGTCATTTGCTTATACATCTTTTTATATTTCTTGTTCATAGTTTCTAAAAAATTATCATATTCAATTTTACCTTGATAAGCAATGTCTAGTTCTGATTTTTGGGCGTCGGCTACTTTAGAAACAATATTTGATGCTTTTTCCTTTACGCTCTTCATGCTCCCGAGTCCGTCAATCGTGACCCGTTCCCTTTGCTGTGGCAATCCCATAGCCTTTGACAGGCCCGTGTACTCAGCAGATGAGCCTTGATACCGGCTCATTGCGTTCTGGATATCCAGTGGATCACCGCCCCCCTGCTTTAACAAGCTGATCTCTTGCCTCTGTGCTCGCATATTGGTCTCAAGCTGTCGCTGTCTCTGCAAGGCCTCTGACGTGGTATATTCCTTGCCGTTGTACTTCTTCGGAACATTCTCTGCGTCGTTCATCTGCTTAAGCTGTGCGTCCGTGTAGGTCCGTACTGATGCACCCGGAACAAAGGGAAGATAATCATGCATGCAGTTCGCGCCCTTGAGTCCCTCGACTGTTCCGAGTCCGCACTGATCAATCAGTTCTTTTTTCGTGAACACCTTGCCTTGAAACCACTGGTGATCCGGTCTTGCTCCGGCGTGCCATGTGATTTCGAATGAGTCAGTATCTAAGTCTTTGGCAGTTCTCTCGTTTATGTGTGACATGGTCTGGTTGAATCCGGTCATGGTTGCCCTGCGAGCTGCCACTGTAACTCTGTTGTGATATCCGGAGTCGTAATCTATCCACCTAAGCCCGGAGTTCGTCATATCCTTGACTGTGCGACGTAAGGACTCGGTATAACTGAATGCACCCGTGGAGATATCACCGATTGCCTTATCGAGTGTTTTCTGGTAGAACTGCGTAATGTCCAGTGCTTTCAGCTTTCCGTTTTCCTGCGTAACAAATCCGAGGGACTTACTGATGTTTAGAAATTCATCCTTGGTCTGCTTCTTGACCGCATCCATGAGCGACTGAAGCTCAACATTATCCGCGAAGGATGTTAGTACGTTCCCGGTTGCCTTGTACAGATCTGCATTCCTAATGTACTCCGCTTTGACTGCTTCCGCATAGATATCATTAATGGCCTGATCTGACATACTGAGCGCAGTCTGGATGCTCTTTTTGATGAATGCATCAGACTCGCCTAGTTGTTTTAGTCTGGTAATTTGCCAGTCCGCAGAACGAGTAACAGAGGCATTGATCTGGATCCGGCGTACGATGTCGGACATGATGCGATTTTCAAGATCGCCAAATGCAGATACCGGAGCTGTCGGGATTCCCTCGATGTCAGATGCTTGCATGGATCAACCTCCGAACGGTACGGTCTGCTTTGCCCCGAATGTATCCGGCATAACATCCACACCCTGTGGAACATTCGCCCTTGCGGTTGCTTCATCCTCGCCATACCACTTCATGCGGTATTCCCAAGGATTCATCAGTCCGGCTGCTACATCGGCCTTGTCGCTTACTTTATTGGCTTCATCGTCAGTCAAGATCGAATCTCCAAAATCACACTTGAATTCATAGCCGGTACTTACCAGACCGTTCACAAATGCCAGAGCATCAACCAAATCAGACAGGCAATCCTTGAGGTTATCCTCGATTGCAATGACCCGGTTGTACTTTGTCTTTTTGGCTGACTTAATTTCTGTTGCTGTTTTTTCGATCGTTGCTTCTCTGGATAGATCACCAAAAGACAGCCCAACATTCGATTCAATGTTACGCTTGAATTCCTCTAAGCCGCCAATAAAACCATCTCCGCGAAGGTCGGGAGAGAACGCTGTAAAAGGTGTCTCTGTATCTCCATTGCCTTTCATTCCCAGTGCGCGGATAAGGCGTTCTTTGGGTCTGAGTCTGTACCCTAAGTCATTCGCTTGAGGCACGGCATCCGGATCAACAATAAGAGAACGCTCTGCTGATTCATACTCCCATTCCAGGCGCCCGAACTGCTTGTCTGCTTTCTTGATCAATTCAATAGCAGATTCATATATCGCCACGCCATTAAATGACCGATCAATCTTGTTCTTCAGAGGGTTCTTGTAGTACCCGAAATCTGGCTTATTCCAGCCAGGATAGATTATCTCCGGCTTGAGCTTACCCCAGTCCTCGAATGTATCGAGTGATATCTCATTCCCTATGTCCGATTCTGACTGCGACTTATAAGCTTTGTTTGTGATCGTAAGTCCTGCATCAGAAACGGTATGCCGCTCTAACCGCCTGTAGTGGTCGATGTCGCCTTTGCGTCTTGTCTCGACAAAGATTACATCCATGAGTCTGCCGCGTGAATCGTAAGCAATAGGAACGAAATCACCCTGCGCTACGTACTCAACAGCAGACACGCCCAAAGGCTTGATACAGAACGCACCCAGGGCAATGCCCTCTTGGAAGTTCTCATTAAGATCCCGAATAGCTGCCTTGTACAGAACGTCCAGCTTATCATTGCCAGTGGATGACTCCATTTCATTGAGA